TGATCTCAACATCCGGAACGGGCCAGTTGGGGTAGCGTTCCATCGCTTTGGCGAGCGTGACAGGGGACATGGACAGCCACGCCGCTACACCGGCGATACCAGCGCAGCGGAGAGGCGTACGGGCGGCGGTCATCAGGCTGCCTGCCGCATCGTACGGGTCATCTCGGAGAAGAACCGCTCACCGGCGCCTGTCGTCTCGACACCCGCGTCAACCATCTGGCCGAGCAGGGCGGCGAAGTTCCATGCGGACATCTCGTTGATCTCGCGGGCGAGGGTGCCGGAGATCCGGTAGCCCTGCACGTGCTTCTCATAGGCGAGCGCGGCGCCGAAGCCGGTACGCAGCGCGTTCTCGGTGCGCTCAACGAAGTAGCCGGGCATCGTCGCGGCGTACTGGATGGCCTCGATCATGTCGGCGTGCAGGTCGCAGCGAAGGTGGTTACGGTCGGTGCGGTAGCGGCGGGTCCGGGTGCCGAGGGAGAAGTACCGGCGGAGCGCTGCGGTGAGTTCCTGGCCTGCGGTGGTCGTGGCGGTCATTTCGTCTCCCCGGCTAGTTCGTCTGCCTACATGGACTAAGTTACTGCCTCCCCGAACACCCGTCAAGTACATGGACAAAGTTTCTACGGGAGTACAGCCTCCACCGATAACCGGGAGGTGGCCACCCGGTGAGCATGCCTTTTGCCGATGACAGGCTCCGCATGCTCATGCCCACCACCAACCGCCCCTGGCCCCCACCGGAAATGAACCCGGTGACCTACCAATGGCGGCAGTGGAGCGCCTGGTGGACCGGGGAACCAGACCTGCTCCAGTGGACGTACTACAACCTCGGCGCCAACAGCCCGGTCGGCCGCGCGTTCTTCGCCACCACGGGCGAGCCGGGCCTGCCGATCCCGAAACCGGGCCAGTTCCGCGGCGGCCTGCTCGGCAGCATCTCCTACACCTTCTGGGGGAGCCCGATCCCGCCGGGTGAGAAGCGCACGAAGATGCACGTCCCGCTCGCCTCCGACATCGCCTCCACCAGCGCGGATCTCCTGTTCTCCAAGCCCCCCGTCATCACCGCCGCGAACCAGGCCAACCAGGCAGCCCTCGATGACCTGATGGGCGACAACACCCACGCGAAACTCCTGGAAGCGGCGGAGACCGCCTCGGCGATGGGCGGCGTGTTCATCCGTGTCGTGTGGGACACGGACGTCTCCGATGAGCCGATGCTGGACGTGGTGCCGGCGGATGCGGCGGTGCCGCTGTTCTCCTGCGGGAAGCTGCTCGCGGTCACCTTCTGGCGGGTGATCTCCGATGACGGCGCGGAAGTGGTGCGGCATCTGGAGATGCACGCGCCGGGCCAGAACGCCATCTTCCATTCCGTCTACGTCGGTGACCAGACCGACCTTGGCCGCGTCTACCCGCTGACGGACTTCCCGGAAACAGCGTCGTTCGCGCAGTACCTGTCCGAGGGCAACGCGATCCGTTTCCCGGACATGCCGCTCGACGCGAGCACGGTCGTGTACGTGCCGAACATGCTGCCCAACAAGATCTGGCGGGATCTCGGGCCCGCGGTGGCGCCGATGGGCCGGTCCGATTACTCCGGTGTCGAGACGCTGATGGACGGCCTCGATGAGGTCTACAGCTCGTGGCAGCGGGACCTGCGGCTCGCGAAGGCACGCCTGATCGTCCCGCAGCAGTACCTCGACAACATCGGCCGCGGCAAGGGTGCCGTCTTCGACCCGGACCGGCAGGTCTACAGCCCGATCAGCATGATGACTGCCGGCGGCGGCGGGACGAACGACATCATGGCGAACCAGTTCGCGATCCGCTTCCAGGAGCATCAGGCCACCGCCGACAACTACATCAACCGCATCGTCCAGGGCGCCGGTTACTCGGGGCAGACGTTCGGCGAGTACGACAGCCAGGGCGCAGCGATGACCGCGACGGAGATCCGGGCCCGCGAACGGCACACGCTGATCACCCGGCAGAAGAAAGTCCTGTACTGGCGGCCGGCCGTGAGGGACATCCTGTACGGGTGGCTCGCGGTGAAGCGGTGCATTTTCAACGACGCCACGATCACCCCGGAACGCCCCGAGGCCGAGTTCCCCGACGTGGTGCTCCCGGACCAGCTGGAGCTAGCGCAGACCGCGGCGGCCCTGTCCGGCGCGGACGCGGCCAGCAAGGAAACCCTCGTGCGGCTCGTTCACCCGGACTGGTCCGATGAGGAAGTCCGCGACGAAGTGAAGATGATCTACGCGGAGACGGGCCTCGACCTGGCCGGGCACGCGAAGATCATGCTGTCGCCGCCGATGGGCAGCACCGAGACGCTCGGTGAGGAAGTTCAGGAGCTCGCCGACCCGTCCGAGGCGCCGGCCGCGGCGGATCTGCCGGAAACCGGTGACCCTCAGATCGGGTAGGAGGCGGCATGGCCGCGGGTAAAGGCAGGACGCAGACGATCAAGTCGGGTGGCAGGCCGCCGATCCGTTTCCAGAAGGGCGGCCTGCACGAGTCGGTTGGCGTGGCGCAGGGCAAGCCGATCCCGAAGGCGAAGATGGACGCCGCGGCGGCGGGGAAGTTCGGGCCGAAAGCGGCCAAGCAGGCCGCGTTTGCGAAGAATGTGCTGGCCAAGGGCCAGAAGACGGCGGCGAAGAACCGGCGCAAGAGCAAGTAACCCACGGAAGGTGTGATCATCATGGCTATCGGTGACAGCGGCTCGCATGTCCCGTCCAGCGCTCCCGGCCAGGACAACCACGACAATTCGGCCCGGGTCGGCAAGCACGTCACCGGTTCCGGCCCGATGCCGGGCACCGGCGCGTCGGCTGGCCCCAGCGACCAGGCTGACAGCAACAGCAGCAAGTGACCATGAGCCCGGGTGAGGCACTGCCGGAGCCGCCGGGCAAGACGGTGCCGTCGATGGCTCCCGGTGCGAGCCTGCGGGACATGTCCGGTGACCTGCAAAGGCAGCGGGACCATGCGGACGCCTGCGTGACCGCGCCCCCCTCGGGCGGGTTCCCGCAGACGGTGGGCGGCAACCCGGACCCGCCCGCGGACCGGCAGACATCCGATGAGGACGACACGGGTGTCACGACCACCTCGCCGGGCCCGTATGAGCAGGCCACGAAGTTCATTGGTGGCGGCGCGGTGACGGGAGGGTACTGATGCCTGTTCTCATCTCAGCGGCCTGGCGTCCCAGCCGGAAGGGGAAGTGATGGCGGCGAAGAGGGCAGCGTCACGGGTCAGCCGTGTCCCGAAGCCCAAGGGTGAATCCCGCGACCCGGGCGGCAAGAACTCCAAAGCTGACCTGAGCGAGCACACCCGGGCGAAACCCGGCCAGCCGGGCGGCCCCGGGCCGACAAAGCCCGGCGGGAACACCCCGTTCCCGGCGAAGGGCCCGGGCCAGTCGTCGGTGCCGATGCGCTCCGGGCGCGGTGTCCGGGATCTGTCCCTCGCCGCGACCGGCATGAGCCTCTTCGACCGGGTCGACGCGGGGAACCGGAAGCTCGGCAGGAGGAACCGCACCTCCTGATGGACGAGGACACCGGGACCGCCGGATGGGTGTGCTCGTTCTGTGCGCGCGGCCAGTGCCACCGATGCCAGGACCGGCGCTGCACCTGCTGTGCCGGGGACGGGGAAGACTGAAATGGATCAGGGAGACCCTGCCCGCGATGCCGTCCATGAGGCGATCCAGGCCCATGCGCCGCGCGGTCAGGATGCGGTCCTGACCGGCTGGTCGCTGGTCGCCGAGTGGATGGACCATGACGGTGAACGCTGGCTGTCGAAAGCCCACGCTGCGTCAACGCCAACCTGGTCGGCGAACGGCATGCACCATGAAGCGCTGTATGGCGACTGGCCCAGGGAAGGCGAGGACTGATGGGCAGCAGCGCCGCTGAGCGTTACGTGCATGGCTGCGGGAACTGCGGCACGCCCGACGTTAAAGCCCACTGCCCTTCGGTGACCTGCAGCTGGGTGAAGTGCCGGGACTGCGAAGCGGTCACAGGGATCGTGCTCGGCGTGATACGCGCCGTCGGCGGAGTGAGGATGAAAGAGTAATGGGCGGCTGCGACATTTCGGCGAAGATCCGCACCGCGGCGCTGACCGTGATCGAGGCCGGCTGCCTCGGGGAAGACTTCGGGTTCGACTGCACGCCGATGATCGCCCCGGGACCGGACGGCAAGCCGATGGCCGTCTACGTGCTGACGCTGACGAAACGGTCCCCGCTGCTCGGCCAGGGCCCGCTGCTGAACCTGTCCCAGATCAGCTCCCCGGACCCGTCCGTGGCTGATGTGGAGAAGGCGGTCACGGACGGGATGCGGGGGCTGAGGGAGTTGTCGTCCAAGCTGCTGTCGGGGCAGAACGGGCACGCGAAGCTCGCGCTCAGCTAGGCAGGTCGAAGCGCCGGTAAAGGCGGTCATCACTCCGTTTCACCGGCAGCCGTAAGGCTGAGCCCGGAGGCAGACAGGCGCTTGGACGGGGCCGCTACCTGTGACTGCACCACTGCCGAAGACCCCCGGCGACGCCCGCGAAGACCACGCCCAGGCCGTGGCCGACGCCGTAGCCGCCATCTACGGGCAGATCGAGCTCGTTCTCATCGCCACCCTCGCCGCGCTCGCCCGCAAAGTCGCTGCCGGGCACATGACCAGGGCGAACGCCGCACGCAAACTGCGGCAGGCCACCTACGCCACGTTCGCTGCCTCGGTGCGGAAGATCGGCAGAGCCCTCGGCGACGCGATGGCCGCGACCGATCAGGCTGCCCGGCAGGCGATCGGTGAGACAGTGCCGTCGGAACCGACAGCGGTCAGGGACATGCTGGCCTACACCCGGCAGCTCGCCCAGTCCCTCGACCAGGCTGCGGGCACGGCCGCAGCGGCGCTCCAAGACGCCCTGACCACGGTTACGGACGCCGCAGCGAAGGCTGCCGAGGCTACGCCCGCGGCGCCGCTCAGGGGCGTTCCCGGCGCCGCCGAGGGGCCGCGGAACATCTTCTCCCCGTACCGGGACGCGGTAGAGCGCGCCATCGCGGACACCCGCGGCGGGATGCCGCAGTCGTCGCTGTCGCTGTCCCGCATCCAGGCCGCACAGAAAGCCCTCGACGACCTCGCCGACCGGGGCGTCACGGGGTTCACCGACCGGGCCGGCCGGAACTGGGACCTGACCGCCTACGTGGAGATGGCCACGCGCACGGCGGTCAGCAACGCCTGGGACGACATGCAGGCCAAGGCGATGATCCGGTCCGGGCTGGACCTGATCCGCACCTACACGACCAGCACCGAAGGCTCCTGCCCGCTGTGCATCCCGTGGCTGGGCATGACGCTCTCGCTGACCGGGGCGACGGCTGGTTACCCGACGCTGGGCGAGGCCACGTCCGCCGGGTTCAGGCACCCTAACTGCCGGTGCTCGTGGATTCCCGTAGGCACGGGACCCGCGCCCGGGGCGGTCGGTCCCGTCTCCCCCGAGCAGGCCGCAGCCGCATACAAGGCCAGCCAGAAACAGCGGGCGCTTGAGCGGAACGTCCGCAAGGCCGGCCGGGCCGCGCACGCCGCGGTCACACCGCAGGCACGGTCAAAGGCACGCCGGAACCTCGCAGCAGCCAGGGCGGCGTCCGCTCAGCACCGGCAGGAAGCCGGCGTCGTCATGACGAAGGTCGGCGCGGCACGCCGGGAGCATCCGTTCCGGGCGCACTAGCGCGCTGGTATGCAGACCAGCGGACGGTCAACATCAGCGTGAACGATCTTGCAGCCCAGATACTCCGTGATTCCCTCGGCAACCCCGTTCGGGAGCACAAACACCAGCTCAGCGGGGTAGAGGGCGGCAACTATCCGGTCATGCCAGATGTTCAGTGAGCCGCCGATCTGCATGAGCTGGCCAATCGGGTCAGCGGAAATTTCGCGCTCCATGCGCTCACTGTAGACCCGGGCGCACTAGCCGGGCCGCAGCCGCGCTGCCGGATCGTAGCGGGTGTTAGCTCCCCGGCACCGGGCGCGGCCACGGCCACGAAAGGGTCACGGCCGGGCAGAACGCAGCCTCAACGCCGGTCCCAGGCGGCGTACACCGCCTGACCCTGCACTCTGCCAAGAGGCGTAACGGCCGTGACCCCTAGCGCCAGCGTGTACGCGCTCGCGCCACACCAACCGTAGACCGCCCGCCCATCGTGGCGGGTTTCTCATGCCCGGCCAGGCGCCAGGCTTTCGCGAGGCCCCAGGAGGGCAAGCAGCATGTCCGAGCACGACCAGCATCGAAGGATCATGCCCGGCGAGATCCTCGGCTACCGCAAGAACGGCCAGCCCATCCGCCTCATCGCGGGAGGGTCCGAGCCAGCCGTAGAACCGTCGGCCACGGGAGCGCCAGCGGAACCAGCTCCCAGCGCCGCGCCTGCTCCCGCGCCACCCGCACCGGCTGCGGGCAGCGAACCGTCACAGCCCACCGGGACTGGCCAGGAGCCCCCCGCCGCCGCTGTTGACGACCTGCCGTCATGGGCGCAGAAAGAGTTCCGCAAGCTCCGCGACGAGAACGCCGGGAACCGGGTCAAAGCCAAAGAGGCAGCCGACGCGGCCACCGCCGCTGTTGAGGCGATGCGCGCCGAGCAGGAAGCCCAGCGGCTGGCCATGGGCAAAGCTCTCGGCCTCGTCAGTGACGAGCCGCCCTCAGCGGAGGAACTGAGCAAGCAGCTCCAGACGTCGCAGGCCGAGTCGGCCGCCGAACGGGACCGCGCCCGGCAGGCCGCGGTGGAACTGGCCGTGTTCCGTGCCGCTGCGGCCATGCAGGCCGATGGGAACGCGCTGCTCGATTCCCGTTCGTTCACCGGCACGCTCGCCGCGCTTGACCCGGCGGCCGGTGATTTCGGTGAGCGTGTCGCCGCCGCGATCACCACGGCGCTGGACGCTCACCCGCAGTACAAGCTCACCCCTGCCGTCCCGGCCGGGCCGCAGCCTCCTGCGCCGCCGACGGTACCGAAGTCGGGCGCCGAGTTCACGGGTGCGCCGAGCACGCCGAGGCAGTGGACGCAGCAGGACGTGGACGCGGCGGCCCCGTCGCAGCTTGAGAAGGCCATCAACGATGGGCTCCTGATCAGTCTCGGGTTCGGTCCGCGGCGCGGTTCGCGCCGCTAGTTCACGCGCCAGGCGCGCTCTTTTCAGCACCACCAACGGCACGCACCACCGGGCGTGGTGGCCGGAGTAATCCCATCCGTTCACCCGTGTCCCAATACGGACAAACACCCTAGGTGGTGACAAGTGAGTGTTCTAGCGTTCAAACCGGAAATTTGGTCCAAGGTCATCCTGGCCGCCCTCCAGAAGAACCTCGTCTTCGGCGGCCCCGGAGTCGTCAACAACGACTACGAGGGCGAGATCAGCGGTCCCGGCAACGTCGTCCACATCACGCAGTTCGGTGACCCGGTGGTCACCTCGTACACGCCGAACAGCACACTGACTTACCAGACGCTGAACGACGCCGGCCTGGACATGAACATCGACCAGGCGTACTCGTTCAGCTTCTCCGTGGACGACGTGGACCGGCGGCAGGCCGCCGGGGACATGCAGTCCTACCTGGAAGAGCGCGCGAGTTACGTGCTGGCCAACACCGCCGACACGTACATCGCCGGTCTCTACACCGGGGTCGCGTCCGGTAACACTGTCGGCACCTCCAGTGTCCCGATCACGCCTGCCCTTTTCGCTTCCGCCACCCCGGCGGACTTCTACACCAAGGTCCTGCTCCCGCTGAAGGTGCAGCTGACCGAGGCGAACATTCCCATGCAGGGCCGGTATGTGATCGTGCCGCCGTGGGCCGAGGCGCTGCTTGAGCAGACCCAGGCGTTCATCGCGGTCACCGACATGCAGGGCCAGCCTTCCGAGGTGTTCACGACCGGGATGATCGGCAGGGCCGCCGGTTTCGACATTTACGTGTCGAACAACTCGATCAACTACTCGGGTGCGAACTGGATTTGCCAGGCCGGGCATCCGATGGCAATTACGTACGCAGAGCAGATAGTCCAGACAGAAGCGTTGAGGCTTCAGACGACTTTCGCGGACGGCGTACGTGGCCTGCATGTTTTCGGTTCCAAGCTCGTTCGGCCAGACGCTATCGCCGTCGCCTACGTCACCCGCCCGTCCGGAATCTGACCGGGAAAGGAGCTAAACCATGACAGCACGTTCCCTGGCCACGGTCACCGCGCTGACCAAGGACGGCGGCACCGCCGTAACGTGGAACACCCCGCATGCCGCGGGTGACTATGTGGCGGCCGGCACCCTGGCCACCACGAACCTGGCGAAGGTGTCCCTGGCCGTCCAGTGGGGCACCACGGCCGGCACGCTGACCGTCCGGGCGACCGGCAACGGCAACAACGTCGCCGGCACCGCGCAGACCTCCCCGTATCCGTCCAGCGCCGTGTTCACGCAGGGCTCCGTCGGTGACCTGACCTACACGTGGGGCACCACGGCGGGCACGGCGATCGTCGGGCCGTTCACCACCGACCGGTACGAGCAGGCGGACGGGAACCTGTACCTGGACTGGGCGTCCGTCGCCGGGCCGGTAACGTATGCCGTCTTGCAGCACCCGTTCAACCAGATCTGACCAGTACAGCGATGACCGGGAGGAGGTGAGCCGTGTCACGCATCCTTATCGGCCCGACAAACGCCCCGTTCGTGCCGTCGGGGTACGGGCAGCAGGTTGCGCAACTGGCGCCACGGCTCGCCTCCCTCGGCCATAACGTCGCCATCGCCGCGTTCTGCGGCCTGTCCGGGACACGGATCGAATGGAACGGTATCCGTGTCTACCCGGGCGGCATGAACACATGCGGCAACGATGTGCTCGCCGGGCACGCGAAGGACTGGAAAGCGGACCTGGTCCTGACCCTGATGGACGCCTGGGGCCTGCAGCCCGAGGTGATCCGCACGCTGCCGGTGGCGCACTGGATGCCCGTCGACTGCACGCGGCTGTCGGTGCGGGACGCGCACATCCTGCGGGAAGGCCGCGGGACCCCGGTCGCGATGAGCCAGTTCGGCCGGCAGGAACTTGGCCGCGCCGGGTTCACGCCGCTGTACGTGCCGCACGGGATCGACACGAAGGTATTCGCCCCGGCCGATAAGGGCGCCGCCCGGGACCGTCTCGGTATCCCGCGGGACGTGTTCGTGGCCGGGATCAACGCGTCGAACGCGGACCGGGACCGGAAAGCGTGGCCCGAGCAGCTCGCCGCGTTCGCGGTGTTCCATGCCTCCCACCCGGATTCGCTGCTGCTGGCGCACACGTCCCCGGCCGGTCCGGGCCTGGACCTGACGGCCCTGGTGCAGGTGCTCGGCATCCAGGACGCGGTCCGCTGGTCCGATAGCCACAAGTACGCGACGGGTGCTTACACCCCGGCGGACATGGCCCTGTGGTGCAATGCCTGCGACGCCGGATTGCAGGCGACCCGCGCGGAGGGGTTCGGGCTGCCGCTGATCGAGTTCCAGGCATGCGGCGTACCCGTGATTACGACCGACGCCTCGGCGATGACGGAACTGTGCGGCGCGGGCTGGCTGGTGGACGGGGAACCGTACTGGAACGACGGTCACCTGGCCTGGTGGTGCACCCCCCACGTCGGCGGCATCACCGCCGCGCTCGAGCAGGCATATGCCGGTGGCGCGGCGCTGGCCGGGAAGGCCCGCGCGTTCGCGCTCGCCTATGACGCCGATGCGCTGCTCCCGCAGTGGGAGACGGTCCTGGACGAGATCATGGCTGGCTGGGAGTAATGCCCTGGTCGGAGACGGCCCGCAGGCCGTGGATACTGTCCCAGCTCCGCACCCGCCGCGACCTGGCCACACTCCCGTCCGTAGTGGACGTGGGAGCCGGTGCGGGGACGGCGCGCAAGTTCTACGGCCCGCACCTGCCGGCCGCGTCGTGGACGGCGATCGAGATCTGGGAACCGTACGTGGCCCGGTTCGGCCTGGACCGCGCCTACGACCGGGTGATCACCGCCGACGCCCGCGGCCTGGACCCGCTCCCGGCCGCCGGCCTGTACCTGTTCGGTGACGTCATGGAGCACATGCCCATGGCGGACGCGGTGAAAGTGTGGGACCGGGCCCGTACCGTCTGCCCGCTCCTGGTCCTCACCCTGCCCGTGCACCCGTACCCGCAAGGCGAATGCGAAGGCAACCCGCACGAGGCGCACGTCGCCCAGTGGACCGTCGCCGGGGTGCTGGACCGGTTCGCCGGGATCGTCGCACACACCGGGCCCCCGGCCTCACCACCGGGCCTGACCGCGGGGGCGTTCATCGCGGAAGGCGACTGTGCCCAGGGTCTATGACACGTTCATGTTCACCGGCACACCCGTCGAGCTGGACATGCTGCAATGCCGCCTGACCGAGCTGGAGACGGCCCCGGTCCACCGGCATGTGATCGTCGAGGCGAGCATCACCCACCGCGGCGAACCGAAACGGCTGGTCTTCCCGGAGCACCGGGAACGGTTCGCGCGGTGGGCGGACCGGATCACCTACATCCCGGTCAGCGCCACCGGCCTGCCGTCGCCGCTGGACGCACCGGACCCGTGGGCCCGTGAGCATGCCCAGCGTGAGTACGCCCGGGAAGGCATCTTCGGTAACCGCCCCGATGATGTCGTGCTGCACGGGGACGTGGACGAGATCCCTGCCGCCGGCGCCGTCTGGCAGGTATCGCACGGGGTGCTGTCGCCTGTGGTGCTTGAGCAGGCCCACTACATGTACGCGGTGGACTGGCTGTACCCGGGGCGTGTCTGGCCCGGCACGATCGCCGCCGCGGTGCGGGACGTGGCCGGGTTCCAGGATCTCCGCGCGCAACGCTGGGAGTTGCCCCGCATGCCGTACGCGGGCTGGCACCTGTCCTGGATGGGCGGCGTCGAAGAGCAGCGCCGCAAGCTCGGCTTGCACTGCCACCTGGAGATGACCCGCGCCGAGTATCAGCGGATCGACTCCGGGGCCGCTTACCGGCTGGGCGCGCATCACGGCGGAGCGCAGATGATCCCCGTCGACGTCGACGGCACATGGCCGTGGTGGATCGCCCAGGGCAGGTGCCCCCCGTCATGGTTCCGGCCCCGGTGAAACCATCCATCGTGTTCACGGTCCACGACCGGCCCGCTTACCTTCGCCGCACGCTGGAGTCCTGGGAGCGGGTACGGGGGATCAGCGCCGCGCGGCTCGTGTTCCGCTGCGAACCCGGATGCCCCGGAGCGGTCGCCCTGTGCCGGTCGGTGGGCTTCGCGGAGGCCACGGTCACGGTCAACCCGCGCCGGTACGGTGTCCTCACCAGCCCGTGGCACGCCTTCGAGGACGGCTTCACGGCCGGCCGGTTCACGATCCTCGCCGAAGAGGACCTGATCGTCTCCACGGACGTCCTCGAATACTTCACCTGGTGCGACCAGCGGTACCGGGATGATCCGGGTGTGCTCGGGGTCACCACCCACCAGCATGACGCCCAGTCCGGCGGCCTCGCCGGTATCGCTCCCGCGTGCTGGACCGGGGATGACCCGCCGCACCTGTGGGTGTGGGCGACATGGCGGGACAGGTGGCGGCGGCTCCTGCGTGCTGACTGGGACCACACCTACGCTCATCGCGGCTGGGACTGGCGTATCCGCGACCACTGGGTGCTCGGCCAGGGCATGCGGGTCATGGCCCCGTCGATGGCCCGGTCCCAGCACATCGGCGAGCACGGCGGCGCGCACTGCATGCCGGGCCAGTTCGGGGCGCTGGAGTCCCGCTGTTTCGCGGGTGACGTTCCCCCGCAGGACTACCGGGAGGTGCCCGCACTGTGAGGATCTTCTACGACACCGAGTTCATCGAGGACGGCCGCACGATCGACCTGATCTCGATCGGCCTGGTAGCCGAGGACGGCCGCGAGTATTACGCGATCGCGTCGGATGCCCCGTGGGACCGGATCAGAAAGCACGACTGGCTCGTCCGCAACGTCGTGCCGCACCTGCCGGTCACGGGCAGGACCTCACTGGACGCCTACCTGAAGAATCACCCCAATCGCTTCCCCCGGCCGCCGCTGACTTTCGTCGGCCCCGACCTGGCGGACATCCGCGTGAAGCCGCATTGGGTGATCGCGAACGAGGTCCGCGAGTTCATCCTCGTCGCCCCGGACCCGCAGTTGTGGGCGTGGTATGCCGCCTACGATCACGTGGCGCTCTGCCAGTTGTGGGGCACCATGATGCAGCTGCCGGACGGCGTCCCGATGTGGACGAACGACCTCAAGCAGGAAGCGGAGCGCCTCGGGAACCCGAAGGTCCCGGAGCAGGCGGCCGGCGAGCACAACGCCCTAGCCGACGCCCGGCACAACCGCGCCATCGCTGAGTTCCTCGCCGAGAGGGAGGCCCAGAAGCTGCCGTGAGCAACCGGATCTGGTTCCTGGGCGAGAACGGCGCACTGCACGTCCACGACCTGCCGCTCCCCGAGGGCCTCCAGCATCGCCTTGACCGTGGTGACCTCGTGCGGGTCAGCGAGGACGGCACGCCATGGACGGAAACCGCCGATGATCCTGACGAGGTAGCGGACGTGCCGCCACCGGACGCTCCGCCGCTCCCGAGACGCACCGCGAACCGGCGGACATGGATCGACTTCGCTATCTCGCAGGGCATGGACCGGGAGCGGGCGAACAACCTGACCAGGGCTGAACTGGTGGAGGCACTCGCCAGCGAACCGGACGGCAGCTAAGGATGGGACATCCCGCTGGCACAGTGCGGACATGTGCCGGCCATAGCCTCCTGGAGTTCTACCGGGATCACGCTAAGCTCAGCGCGCGCCAAGCGCTTGTGATCTTCGCAGGCCATAACCATCCGCCCAAAGTGCGGTCCCGGCCGGTCAACATCCATCCCCCACTCCGCGTCGGCTTCACACTGCACGCGACCGCACTGCGCATGCTCGTGCGGCCCGGGAAACCACTGGCGCGTCTCCCAGTCTGAGCCTTCCGTGTGCGCCGGGATCGGCCGCCTGCCGTCGCGCCGAAGAGCCTTCGCCGCTCTCGTGTTTCGCCTGCTCACAAATCCTCCCCGCGAGCGTGCCGCGCAGCCGCAGCATCTAGTTTGGCCAGGGCTTCCTGCATATCGGCCGGGGACTCAACGTCACCAAGGCCCGCGCGTACCAGTTCAGCGATCGGGCCAGCGAACTCGTCAGGAATGTGAGGCTGCCCGCAATCGGGGCACTGCGGCCATGATGGCTTATCACTCATGCACCCGATGATGCCACGGAGGTGCCCGCGTGCCGTTCACGATCCTCGGCGACAGTCAGTCCGATGTCCTGCAAGCCGGCCAGATCACCTTCACCCAGCTGTTCGAGACCTACCCGGGCTCGGGTCAGGGCACGGCCGCGTCCGGGGTGATGATCGGCATCACCGCCGCACCCGCACCCGCTGGCGGGACGGGCACACCGCTCGCGCCCACCTCGGCCGGGGTCGTGGCCCTGTCCGAGAGCCTCTACCAGTACACCTGGACATGCCCGGCCGGCCAGGCGATCGGGGATTACCTGCTCACCTGGTCCGGGACGATCGCGACCGGAACTGAGACCTACGTCCAGACCGTCACCGTCGCCGCCATGGCCACCGGCTCGCCCGCCCCCGGCGTCTACGCGAGCACCACCCAGTACCAGGTGTGGTCAGGCGATACCGTCACCCCCGCGAACCTCGTGCAGACCATGCTCCAGCGGGCATCTGAGGTGATGGACCACTACCTCACCGGGGCTGTCTACCAGGTCAACGCCAACGGCATGCCCACCGACCCGATGCTGATCGATGTGCTGACCCGGGCGACGTCCGCGCAATGCCAGTTCATGCTCGCCGACAACGACGTGACCGGGGTCCGGCGGCAGTACTCGTCGGTGAACGTGGGCGGCGTGTCCCAAACCAGGGTGCCGGCGATGACAGCGATGACGTTCCCGCCGCTCGCGCCGCAGGCCGCGGCGATCCTGCACACGGCCGGGGTCCTCGGCTCGGCCGCGCTGATCTCGTGGTGATGCGCCAATGATGGACATCGCTAACGACACGGTTAGTGTGCTCCGCGGTACCACCACGAACGCTTACGGGGACACCATCCCGTCCGGCACTCCCGTCCTGACCGGTGTGCCAGTGTTCATCGGCGAGACCGGCCGGAAAGTGCAGGACCCGTCATCGTCGACCCCGCGGACTATCCGGCAGATCGGCGGCCGTGCCCCCGCATGGGCTGGGATCAGGAACACGGACCAGCTGCTGAGCGAGACGACCGGTGACACGTACATGATCTTGTCGATCACCGACCCGCCCGCCCTGTTCGGCAGCCCCGGGGAATGGCCGCAGGTACTTGAACTGAAGCGGACCACCGCATCCGGCCCCTGACGGGGGGTGAGCCATGTCATACGTGCAGATGGACGCTGACTGGCTGGATAACGTCCTCAGCGCCAATGATCACCTGTTCACCGGGACGCTCGGCCCGAGGATTACCGAGGACGCGCAGCGGTACTGTCCGGTTGAGACCGGGGCGCTGCGGGACTCGATTGAGGACTCGATGAACGGCCACACGCTGATCGTGTCGGCGACGGGCGGCGCGGGCGGCCGGACCTATGCCGCCTGGGTCGAGTTGGGTCATAGAGTTTTTCATCCGTCAACGGGAATTGTCGGCCCAGAGCGGGTGGCAGCGGAGCCGTTCCTCAGGCCCGCTTTGTATATGGTGCGGGGCTAACAAGGGTCTACGTGGTACAAGCGGCGCACGGTAGACCGCAAGAAGTGCAAGAACGGCCACGCGCTCGAAGGCGACAACGTGCTCCTGTGCAAGAACGGCACCCGGAAGTGCCGGATCTGCGATGAGGCGCGCGTTGCCCTCATCGCCAGCCGCAGCCGCCTGCGGAAGGCCGCGTAGCTCACAGTCCCGCCGAGGGTGGTGAGCAGCCGTGACGACTCCCACCCTCTACCCGACGACATCCCTCGTGGCTGTCGCCTGGATCGCGTCCATCCCGGGCCTGACCGCTTCCGGGGTCGGTACCCAGCTTCCCGCCGATGAGATGTCGTGGGCTCCCGGCGGGTACATCGTCGTCCCGTTCACCGTCGGCGGCAGCCCTATGCAAAACACGCCGGTCGCGCGGCCGGTCGTGCAGGCCGAATGCTGGGCGACGATCCCGGACGCCCCGGACCTGCCGTGGAACATGGCCGAGAACCTCGCCGAGCAGATCCGCATGGCCACCTACGACCGGACGGGCGTCTTCGGCCGCACCCTCACCCTCCCCGCCGGTTACCCGAACGCCTGGGTGCGCTCCGCGGGGGTTCTCACTCACCCCAAGCGCGTCTGGTCCGACGCCGGCGACTACGCGGGGTACCTCATCGATCTTCAGCTGACCTGGGTCGCGGCCAGCGAGCGGATTCCCTAGGGAGGCAGTAGATGGCAAGCACGCCCGCGAAGACGACAACCGCGGCGAAGACCACGACGACGGCGAAGAAAGCGTCCACGCCGGCGAAGGCGACAACAACCACGAAGGCGTCCACCACCAGCTCGTCCGCGTCGAAGAGCACGTCCACGACGACGGCGAAGAAGGCGACCACGCCGGCGAAGGCCCCGGGCGCGGTGCTTGAGGACACGCGGTGGATCACCGGGCCGAACGACGGCGCGTGGACGATGTGCGGGCCTGTAGCGGTCGCCAACCATCTCCTCGCCGTCACCGGCATGGAAGCCAGCAACGCCGACATTGAGCGGCTCTACCGGGCGGCCGGGGCGATCGGGGATTCCGGTGCACCACTGGAGTTCTTCCTCGCCGCCGCCATGACCACGGAACTCGCCGGGTGCCGCCTGGCCAGCTACGAGCCCACGGAACGGATCATGCTCGCGGATTCGATGCTGCTAGGCGCGGACGCGGGTGTGCTGCTGCTGACCGTGGCCGGCGTACCCGACCTGCATGCCGCCGCCCTGACCCCGGACGGCCGGGTCGTCCTCTGGGGCGACGAGGTTCCGCTCGTGGAAGCAGACGTCATCGCCGAAGATGCCTGGTCGCTGACCTGGCACGGAAAGGCCAGCTAATGCCGAAGGTAAGGCCCGTCTTCTTTGACGATCGCCGTGAGATCGAGGTCAGCGACGGCGAGGCGAAGGTCATGAAGGAATCCGGCCTGCTCCACGGCGACCCGCCTGCCGCAACGCCGCCCGCACCTGCCGCACCATCCGCACCCCCGGCCGGTGCCGGGCCAACTCCCGCGAAGGGGAAGTAACCCATGAGCAACCAGATCCTGACGCCCACCCAGTTCGTCGCCGACGGCCTCGGCCTCGACCTCACCGCGGCCCTGGCCACCCCGACCGCGACCACGCTGCAGTTCACGAACACCGGCCGGGAGATCCTGTTCGTCGCCGCCGGCGCCGGGTCGGAGACGGTGACCGTTGACATCGGCGCCCTGGTCCTCGGCCAGTCGATCACCAACTTCTCCTCGGTGAACCTGACCAGCGCCCACACGGTTGCCTTCGGGCCGTTCCACACGATCGTGGACCAGTCCGGCACCACCACCGTTCAGGTGGTCCTGTCCACGATCACGAGCATCACGGTCGCGCTGCTCCAGACCGTGGGCGTCTACTAGCCCCGCAGCCATGCCATGCCCCCTGAGCGGGGCTTTTTTCATGCCCGGACTCCCCCGGAGGGATCTTCCATGACCACCCCAACGCCCGTCTCCCCGACGCTCACCCTCTCCGCCGACAAGGCCACCTACAACGTTGGCGACACCCTGACCCTCACCGCGGCCTACACCGACGCCTCGTCGGCGCCGCTGACGCTGACGATCTCCGCGACCGCCGTTGACGCGAACGGGGTCTCGGTGTCCGCCACCACCACGGCCACGGTGAACACCGCAGAGCAGCAGCCGATGACGGTGACCGTGAGCGACTCGTTCAGTGACTCCTACACGGAGGTCAGCAACGCGACCGGGACCGCAGTGTTCACGACCGTGATCCAGGCGCCGCCCGCGCCGTGACCGCGCTGCTGATCACGGCGACCGTGACGGATGCGAACGGCGAGCAGGCCACGGCGTCCGTCACGGTCGACGTGCTCGCCGGGGAGGGCGCAGAGGGCCGCTAGAACGCGCCCGGGTCATTCACCGCAGCCCCCTTCGAGGGGCTTTTTTCATGCCCGCTTAAACAGCCATGCATGCAGGTCACGGCTGGACACGCCGAGGAATCGGCCCCCTTTCTTAAAAAGCTTCCGGCTTTCAGCCGCCATTATTAGGAGGCGATTCCGATCGCAATCCAGCCCCTTAACGTCTGCATGGGTCCGGCTACCCTTTACTGGGCGCCGTTCGGCACCACCGAACCCGCCTATTCCGCTATCGCGTCCCCTCCTGGCCCGGCGTGGACGGACTTCGGCGCGACCGCGGACGGCACCAGCGTGCTCCTGGAAGTCGACCAGACCTACTCCGATGTTCTCGCGGAGCAGCTCGTCGACCCGATCGCCGCCCGCCTGTCCAAGCGGGTAATCCAGGTCACGGCGACCCTGCTCGAAGCCACCTTGCAGAACATGCAGGAGGCGATGAACCAGAACGCCACGATCAGCCCAGGGTCCGGTTACTCGGTGCTGGACACCAACACGGCCCCCTCGTCGTCCCAGCCGCAGTACAGCGCGCTGATCATGGACGGGTGGGCGCCCACGACGGGCACGACCGAGGCGGAATGCCGGCGGCGGATCATCGTCCGCAAATGCCTGTCGTCTTCCAAGGTGGACATGGAATGGGAGAAGAACAAGCCATCCACCTACAAGACCTCCTGGACGGCGTACTACGTAAGTTCCTCGATTTCTCCGTTCGAAATCATTGAACAAACCTCCTGATCAGCGAGTCTTTGTCAGATCAGACAGGAAGGCATAAGTGACAGCTCAGAACGCCCGCAAGCAGCCCCGCGCGCGGGCGGTACCCGACGACGACGGCGACCTCGCCGACGGTGTTATCCGCATCGGTGACGAGCCGGAAGAACCCCGCTACGAGGAACTGTTCCGGCTCCGCGGCCAGCCGTACGAGGTGCTCGCCAACCCGCCCGCGTCGATGATGCTCAAGTACTTCGACCAGGTACGGAAACGGGGGGCGAACGCGGCGTTCTCGTGGGCGCTGGAGCAGATGGTCGGCGCGGACGCCTACAAGGCGCTCCTGGAAGACGACGCGGTGACGCGGGCCGATTTCCAGCAGGTCATCGACCTGATCCTCGGGATTCTCCTCGGCAATCCCGAAACGCTCCCAAAATCACGCGCGACTGGCTCGCGCCGGTCTGGTGGGTAACCGAGTCACTGGATGACCTGGCCAGCGACTTCTCCGTTTACCACGGCGTCCGGGACATCCGCGTGCTGCCGTCCCGGGCGTTCCTGAAGCTCGCCGCCCGGATCGGTGCGTACGGCGGGGCCGTGCAGGCGCGTGCCGTGGTGCAGCGTCAGGCACGGCAGCAGGCCCGCAGCAAGCCGTCCCCGCCGGTGAATCAGGTCGCGTCCGCCGCTCAGCTCCGCTCCGCTCTGGCACCTGTCCCCGGTGTGGGCATGTGGGGCGACGTTAGGCAGGTGAAAGCACCGTGACCGAGATGACCGGCGGCGAGTCAGGGTTCGAGATTGCTCGCGCGTGGGTTTCGGTCACTCCCGACGTCTCCGACTTTGAGCAGGCGCTGCAGGAGGAACTCGGCGGCGTTGTCGTCGCCGTCACGGTCACCCCGGACACGGCC